AAAACTTATTGCTCCGGCTCAACAGGTAGCCAGCGCAGCCGAGGGCATCGGTTCCGCCTTTGCTAACTCCTTCAAAGGAGTTGTGTCTGGCGCCATGACTGCCCAAGAAGCCCTCGCCAGCTTCTTCCAAAGCGTTGCCGACCGCTTCCTTGACATGGCGGCCCAGATCATCGCCAAGTGGATCGAAATGACGATCCTCAACAGCGTCCTCAGCCTTTTCCCCGGCGGCACAATGTTTAAAGGCGCCGGCCCCGTATCTGGCACAGCAGCATTTAGCGGTGAGGGTATGGGAGCCAAAGGCTTTTTATTGCCGCAGCTACTTCCAGGCAGAGCCGCTGGCGGTCCGGTCATGGCTGGCTCGCCCTACATCGTCGGCGAACGCGGCCCCGAACTTTTTGTTCCAGGGCGTAGCGGCAACATTGTTCCCAACAACGCCCTCGCCAGCGGCGGCGATACGGTTATCAACGGCGGCATCAACATCACCGTCGAGAACACCGGCGAACGCCTAAGCCCAGAAACCCAGAAACAGATCGCCGGCCAAGTCCGCACTATTGTGCTCAGTACACTGGTAAATGAGCGTCGTAGCGGAGGGGTCTTGGCATGAGCACCATAGGCTTCCTCGACATTGACGACCTGACGCTGAGTTTCGACGCCACCGTCAAACGCACCACCCGTTCCCAGCGAGTTCAATTCGGCGACGGCTACACCCAAACACTCACCGACGGCCTAAACGCAGAGCAAGAAGTCTGGAACTGCAAAACTCCTCCCATGGATGGAGCCAGCACCTGGGCCCTGGAAGCGTATTTTCTGCGGAAACGCGGCGTATCTTTTGAGTGGACCGATCCCGACGCCACCAAAACTTTTTACGGCAAATTTACAACCGGATCTCTAACGCTTGGTTACACAAACATCAGCAGCCTAACTCTGCGTAATTACACTCGCCCTACCAATTACACCGCCAATCTAGTTAGCGGCGTGCTGACTTCTGTAACTATTCCAAACTCTGTTCCCGTAGAGATAACTTTAACGTTAAACCCAAAATTGTACGTGGTTAACTCTGGCTGGGACATTAGCCACATTGCACCCGATGTCTACCAAGTAACTTTTGAACTCGTCCGTGTATACACATGACCCAAAATCCGCCAAACGCCCAAACATATAAAACCCAGCTAGCAGAAGCTGTCGATTTATTTACGCTGGATATAAGCGTGTTGCTGCCAGCCGGCTCCACCGAACAATCCATCTATCGCTTCTGCAACTGGTCCCAGGTAAACGGCACTGACGTTGTATACGACGGAAACACCTATGTAGCTCTCCCTCTGCAAGCAAGTGGTTTTGAACTGAATACCCGAGGTCAACTAGAGCGTCCGAACATTACATTCGCCAACGTCGGCCTTGCTATTACCGGACTAACAAATACCTACGACGATCTCGTTGGAGCAACAGTCCAACGCATTCGCACACTGACAACCTATCTGGACGGCCAGCCGACGGCAGATCCTGATGCCTACTGGGGACCTGATGAGTGGATTATTGAGCAAAAAACCAACGAAAACAAACTGTCGGTCACATTCCAGCTTTCTGTTCCGTTCGATCTTGAAGGCCGCAGTCTTCCCGGTCGCCGCCTATTGCGCGAACAATGCCAGTGGATCTACCGCGACAACATCGGCTGCCACTACAACGGCGCAAGCTACTGGGACGCGAATGACAACGTGGTCGGCACCTTGGCGCAGGATGCGTGCGGCAAACGACTGGAGAGTTGCAAATTACGTTTTGGCTCCGGTAGCCGCCTACCGTTCGGTGGCTTTCCCGGCTTGGTGGACTCGCAAGGCTGATGGAACTGACTACTTGGTCAAATCCGCTGACTACTGCCCAACGGCTCGCCATGCGCCAGTACGCCGAGGCCGCCCATCCACGCGAAACCTGTGGCTTCATCCTGCAAGACGGCTCTGTGGTGGAGTGCGCCAACATCAGCAGCGAATCTGACACGTTCACGATCAGCGCCGAGGACACGGCTCTGTATTACGACGACGCGGTTGCCTGCTGGCATAGCCACATCAATTACAACGGATTCAGCGAGGCTGACCGTAAAGCCTGCAAACAACTCAACCTGCCGTATGCCGTGTGGAATTGCGGCGGTAGCGAAGCGTTCTGGCTTGACCCTCAACAATCCGCCGGCCTATTGGAACGCCCTTGGAACTACGGCGTCTACGACTGTTATTCCGCCGTGCGGGATTGGTATTGGCAGCAGATGGGCGTGGCAATGGGCGATTACGAGCGCCAGTACGAAGGCGAATGGTCAACCCGTGGGTTCACGCACTTTGAGGAGAACTTTGCTGCTGAAGGCTTTGTGCGCCTGCCGGTCACGGTGCCGCTGGAGCGCGGCGATGTAATCCTGTTTCGCATCAGGAATCAGAATTGCTGCAACCACGTCGCCGTTGTGGAAGATCCCAGTTCCAACCTGCTCTACCAGCACCTTGTTGGCAGATTGTCTGGATTAACGGCGTACAGCGGATACTTCCGCGAGAATACCTACATGGTGGTGCGGAGGCTGGGTTGATGGTTACGATCAGGTTGCTGGGTGAGGCCGGGCGCAAATTCGGACGCCGCTTCCAACTTGCGGTCAAGACCCCCGCCGAAGCCATCCGAGCACTGTGTGTACAAATCCCAGACCTGCGCCACTACATGGTCCAAAGCGGCGAACAGGGCATTGCCTGGCGCGTCGTCACCGACCACGCCGAAGGTCTTGATGAAGACCAACTGATGTGGCCCATGAGCAAGCGCCTGGTGCTCGCTCCAATCCCTGCAGGTAAAGGTGCCGTGGGTCGAGTCGTCGCCGGCGTTGCTTTGGTTGCCGTCGCGGTATTGCTGTTGCCTGGTGCAGCACTTGCAGGCGCTCTCGGCTTTTCAATCGGCGGTCAAGCCGTTGGTGTTGCCGCCTCCATCGGCCTCTCCATGGTGTTCGGCGGCGTCGCGCAGTTGCTAACTCCAACGCCAAAGATGCCGACTGTCAACAATGTCGGTGGTGCATCAACAACAGGTCGCAGCGAATCAGACCAACTGAAGTCTTTTACGTTCGATAAATCCAACGCCAATACCAAGCAAGGCGAGGTGGTTCCTGTCCTTTACGGTGAGCGCATCATCGGAAGTTTGCCGGTGCTGTCGTTCGGCCTTGAGCTGCAGAACTACCTCTGATGGAAGACCTCAACAACCTGCCCGAGATCAGTGGTGCTGGCGGTGGCGCGTCTTCACCTCAACCCACAGTCGTCCAGCAAACGATTGTTGCACCCACGCGGCAGCCTGTTGAGGAAGCCAACAACCTTTTCTCAGTTGCCTTTGCCAAGACTGTTTATGCAGTCAGCGAGGGTGAAATTGAAGGCTTCCCGAATAGTGCTGAAGAGGATATTTTCCTTGACTCCACGCCAATCCAGAATCCAGACGGCAGCAAAAATTTCAACGGTTACACCATCGACAGCCGCACTGGCACGGACGAAACCCAAACCCCGATGCTGGGGTTCAGCACTGTTGAAAACACCGTTGGCGTTAACACGGCGGTAACCACTGCATCTGGTCCGATCACCCGCACGATCACCGATCTAGATACTGAACGTTGCCGCGTCATCATCACGCACACGGCGCTGCAATCCACCAACGTCGATAACGGCGACATTCGCGCCACCAGCGTCAAATACCGAATTGCGGTTTCAGCCAACGGTGGACCGTACACCACCATCACCGAACCAGAAGTCAGAGGCAAATCCAGCAGCCAGTTTCAGCGTGCCTACGAATTTGACCTGAGCGGCACCGGACCGTGGAGTGTTCGCGTCACCCGCATTACACCCGATAGCAGCAGTGCCTATCTGCAGAACGGAATCGCGTGGCAGAGCTTTGCCGAGATCATCGACGAAAAATTTGCCTACCCCAACACCGCACTGGTGGCGCTGAAAGTTGACGCCCGCCAGTTCAACAGCATCCCCGATCTGTCCGTCCGCGTCCGTGGTAAGCGGGTACAAATACCTACCAACTACGACCCTGTAGCCCGCACCTACAGCGGCATCTGGGACGGCACCTTTACCACGGCGTGGACTGATAACCCCGCTTGGATCTTCCGCGACATTGTTCTGAACCCCCGCTTCGGGTGCGCTCGGTACATGCCGACCATCGCAATCGACCCTTGGTATCTGTACACCGTCAGCCAATATTGCGACGAACAAGTTCCTAACGGCGAAGGCGGATACGAA